AATGACTATTAACCAAGAAGCACTTGAGGAGTTTGTCAAAAAAGCAAGTAAAGACAAGCACCAAAAAAGAAAAACGTGTAAGCAAGCGTTTGATGATTTCCAGAAATGGAAAGAAGGCAAGGTAGATAAAGACACAACTTTACCGAGGCCACCAACGAGACTGCGCTGAGTAGTCTTTTAACCAACCACACAAGTGGAGTTGAAATGAGCAATAACGACGATTTAACTTTAGGCGAGAAGGCAGAAATAGCTGACTCGGCGGTACATCTTTTAGAGAGTACAGCTTTTAACACTGCGTTTGATGAATTAAACGCTAGTTTAGTGCAACAGATACTTGCAACACCGCCAGATCAGGCAGAAGAGCGAGAGAGGTTGTACATGATGTTTAAAGCGGGTCAGATGTTTGTTCAGCAGCTTGCTGGTCTGGTAAACAACTATAACTTGGCATTACCACAAGAAGTAGAGTAAAATAGGAGAAATTTGATGTCAGACGAGCAAACCATAACGGACTCAACTGAAGTCGATAATAGTGACATTATCTCAAGACTTACGGCTGTATTGGAGTCAGAAGACCAAACCGAAGAGCCTAGTAACGAGGAAGAAGTAGTCGAGGAGACTACTGACGAAGTAATCGAAGAGGATCAGGAACTTGAGCAAGAAGACGAGTTATCAGAGGAGGTCAAAGAAGACCCAACCGACGAAGACGCGGAAGAAAGCGAAAAAGAACCTGAGTTAATAACTGAGGGCATAATCGAGGTAGATGGCGAGAAGCTATCTGTCGAAGAGATTAAACTTGGATATCTACGCCAAGGCGATTACACAAAGAAGACGCAAGCTGTTGCCGAACAGCGTAAGGCCGCTGAAGAACAAAGCAAGTCTTACGAATCCACACTTAGCGCCCTCTTAACCGCATCGGGAGCAGACCTTTCACGCTTTGATAATGTGAATTGGGAGCAAGCGGCGGTTGAAAACCCTGATCAATATAAGCAAGCAAAGGCTATGTATGAGCAGACGCAACAGACTTATAACTTTATAAAGTCACAAGCTGAAGATCATCAAAAGCGAGTTCAAGATCAACACCAGACACTGGTTAAAGAGAAAGCTGCCGAAAGTCTGACTGTCCTGAAATCTACAATCCCAAATTGGAACAATGATGTGTATTACTCGATTGGAGAATACGCTAAAAGCGCATTAGGCGTTTCAAGCGAAGAATTCAACGGCATTACTGATCATCGATCCATTACGGCGATGTACAAGGCTATGTTATTTGACCGGGCTAAATCGGAGACGCAAAAGAAAGTAAAAGCGTCACCTAAAAAAACTTTGTCGGGCCAGAAAAGCGAACCCAAGGACTTAGGAAAAAAAGAGACATATCGTAAGGCAAGAGAACGTCTCAAGAAATCCGGTTCAGTGGAAGACGCGGTTCAAGCCCTCCTCAATAGAACCTCTTAATAAGGAATTTTCAACATGGCTACAATTGCCGGAACATACAAAACATTTGATCAGGTAGGTAAAAAGGAAGATATCGAAGATATCATCTATGACATTTCTCCAACTATGACTCCCTTTACCTCTGCAATCGGTACAAGCACAGCAACAGCTACTTTGCACCAATGGCAGCAGGACTCACTTGCAGCCGTGGCTTCCAATGCCGCAGTCGAAGGAGCGGATGCTGGAGCGTCTAGCGTTGATCAAACAGAGCTAAAGAATGCATCAACCCAAATCTTCACCAAGGTTGTGCAGACTTCTGGAACTGCTGATTCTGTTGCTACTTATGGTCGAGGCGGGACTGAGCTTCAGTACCAAATCATTAAGAAAGGACGTGAATTACGGCGGGATATAGAGCACGCATTCGTTGGTGCTTTGCAAGCGGGTACTGCTGGAGCGGCTGGAACTGCGCGACAGTTAAAGTCTGCACAGAACCAAATCAATGCGGCTACCACTAACACCGCTGGCGCTAATAGAGCGTTCACTGAGACTTTACTGCTCGATGTCTTGCAAAAAGTTTACAACGAGGGTGGCGATCCTAACCAAGTACAGGTCACTCCATCTCACTCTGTCGTGGTTGCTAACTTTGCAGCGAGTGCGGGTCGTGAGCGTGACTTTGGTACAGGAACCACTATCACTAACGCTGTAAATATTTATGTCAGTCCTTTTGGACAAGTTTCAGTAGTAGTAAATCGCTTCCTTGCTGCTAACACTTGTCTTGTGCTTGACACTGAGTATTGGTCACGTGCGGTTCTGCGTCCTATGCAGACTATCGTACTAGCTAAGGTCGGCGATAGCGACAAAAGACAAATGCTCACGGAGCAGACTCTTGTTTGTGAAAACGACAAGGCGTCAGGTCTTATCGAAAAATTGAATGCTTAAATAGTAAGAACGGGCAGTCCCTTCGGGGGCTGTCCATTTTATTTTATTCTGAGGAATTTATGTCAGACAAAATATTTGAACATGTAGACCATAATCAAAACGATGACAGTCTAACAATATCTCACTCTCAAGATGTTTCTGGAATTCTTGCTGCTAATAAACGCGCACGCGAAGAAGCCGAAGGGCAAAGAATGGGCGAAAACGTCCGTGTTGCCAGTATACCCGCTGTTGTTGTAATGCAGTGGATGGAAGAGGGGATTAATGTTATGGCTCCTAACCGCGAAGATCAAAAGCGAATTAAAAAGAAACTTAATTCACCAGAGTGGGCATACCTTAGAACAGGTGGTGGCAGATTATGAGCCTTACCACTTACAGTGGTCTCAAAGCCTCAATTGCAAACTGGCTAAACAGAACAGACCTTGCAGCAGAAATACCAGATTTTATTGCGTTGGCCGAAGACAGGCTGTCGCAAGAAGTACGCATCCCAACTATTGAAAAAACAATATCAGTAATATTAGACAGCAACGGTGCTTTTGAGATACCCGCTGATTTTCTTGAGTTGAAGTATGCTTTTTACAATAACGATCCGCTACAGCGGGTAAGCTTAAATGAGCTTCGTGAATTTACATCAACTAGCGGTAGCCCAGAGATTTTTGCACGAGAAGAAAGAAAGTTTGTATTTGAGCCGGTTCCAACAATGACAGAATCCGACAAACTTATTTTTATTTATTATAAAAATGTGCCTGTACTCTCAGATTTAAATCCAACAAACGAGCTTCTTGAAACAGCTCCTCAATTATATCTTTACGGCAGTCTTGTCGAAGCATCTAACTTTTTAGGTTCTGATTCCTCCCGGTGGGAGGCAAATTACCAAAGCGCGTTGAGTCGATTAATACTCCACGCTCGATCCGCAGAGTTTGGCGGATCAACACCACAAATTTCTAGCGGGTATTAAATTATGGCAGGTTTTTACGAGTACACATCGCCTGACGAGGTTAAAACAACATTTTTTGTATCTGACTTTACAGGCGATGGGGTTAGTAAATCTTTTACGTTATCAACGACGCCTTACACAGTAAACAATACGCAAGTTTACATTAACGGTGTGTATCAAGAAAAAACAACCTATAGCGTGTTAGGTACTGTATTGACTTTTTCTGAGGCACCACCAAATGAAAGCGGTATTGAGGTAGCTATAATTGGGGCAGCAGAACTACAAGTTGGAACAACAAGTGCTGATCTTGTGTCGTATGTGCCGGAAACCGGTGGCATAACTGACGTTCAGACTGCGTTGCGAAACATAAGTGCGTCTGCTGATTTACTGTTAAATCAATTTACTAGTAACGGATCGACAACAACTTTTACTCTGTCTAGCGTTGCTTTTGCAAATAACACGTTAGTTTATTTTGACGGCATATATCAAAGCAAATCAAATTATACAGTGTCGGAGGACACTCCCGCAGTAGTAACTTTTTCTACAGCACCGCCTTTAGATGTCGCTGTTGAAATTATGGTTTCAACCGTTTCTGCGATGCAAATTGGCGTTCCATCTGACGGCACAGTCACCACAGCTAAGATAGCTAACGATGCAGTCACACAGGCTAAGATAGCAGACGATGCTGTAGGTGCAGATCAACTAGATTCTAATGCAGTAGTAACGGCTTCAATAGCAGATAACGCAGTAACAACAGCTAAGATAGCGGACTCTAACGTAACGACAGCTAAGATAGCTAACAATGCTGTAACAGCGGCTAAAATAGCTTCAGAGCCTGTAGCCGTGGGTATAACAACTGTAGTTACTTCTGCATCCATGACGG